CAAATGCAGACACCGCGTTGGCTACTGATATAACAAACCTAACCAGTACTGTTAGCGGAAACACTTCTGCTATATCTACAGAAGCAACCACCAGAGCAAACGCTGATACAGCTAACGCCACGGCTATAAGCAACCTTAGCTCAACAGTTGGAACGACCAATGCCAACGTATCTACATTACAAACATCTGTATCTAACCTAGAAGGAGATGCAGACGCGATGTTTGTTATACAAGTTGCCACTGAGTCTAATGGCAGTAAGTCAGCAGCAGGTATGGTTATTGGATCTAATGCAAGTAGCGGTACTGGTGCACAATCATATGTACAATTTCAAGCTGATAAGTTTGCAATATGGAGCGGATCTACAAACATAGCTCCATTTATTGTTGACGCTGGAACTGTCTATATAAAAGAAGCCATGATTGAGAATGGTTCTATAACAAATGCAAAAATACAAGATGCAACTATAGATAATGCAAAAATAACTAATACTTTAGATGCTGCAAAAATAACAGCTGGAACCCTTTCCGCAGATAGATTAGATGCCTCTGTCATACTTTCAACAGACTTGGCAACAAACACATCCACTGTCATACATGGTGGCAACATAAGTACCAATACTTTAAATGCAGACAGTATAGTAACAGGATCAATCACTGGAGATAAGATCAATGTTGATACTCTTAATGTTAAGAGTTTTGATAATGTAAGCTCAACCATAGTCAGCCATGTAACGGCAGGTACTAAATTTCCATTAGCTAGAGATGGTCAAACATATATACAAAGAACAGGAACATATACAGGAAGTAATGCCTCGTTCGTTCCAGTAACTATTACACAGATAAGAGACAACGCTGGTTATGTTGCTATCTTTTCAGGTGTTTTGGGTAACGTAAATGGTGGTAGAGTTCAGTATTCATTAAATAATTCTACTTGGGTTAACGCAAGTGGTAATACCAATATTTATTGGAATGCAGGAACTTATAGAGGTTATACCTATGTCTATACGGGACAAATAACCACGCTATCTGCTTCACAGTCTACGGTCTACTGGAGAGTATATTTCTCTGGAAGTTATAACCACACACAGCTTTCACTTAATGTAATGATGGATAACACAAGATAATGAATTTATTTACAATATACAAAACATCTACTGGCGAAATTTTATACAATACATCAACCGTTGCCGAGATAGATGAGCTTGGTTTGCAGGAGGGTGAGGGTGCTGTTGAGGGGCATTACCAGTCTAATGAGTACAAGATCCTTGAGGAAGTTGCTGTATTGAGGACAGACAATGTATTGGAGATGTTAAGGATAAAGAGGGGTCAATTACTATCAGAATCAGACTGGACTCAGACATTGGACACACCATTAACAGACTCAAAGAAGGCAGAGTGGGCAACTTATAGACAATCGTTAAGAGATTTACCATCTAATAATTCAGATGCGACTTCTATAGATGATGTAACATTCCCTACAGAACCAGCTTAATTAGTAATATAATGGTACATAATTATGCAATTTAATGATATCTTACAAGGGAAATGTTAACTCAAGTTGATATAAGAACTTACTGGGATTCTGTAGAGCCTGGTTTGCGGGAAATAAAAAAAGAAGCAAACCCAGATTGGCGACCAGAAGATATTTACACTGCTATAGTGAACGGAGTAGCAGAGCTTTATATAGATATAGAGCAGGATCCATGTGAAAGCTTTATTATTTTACAAGAAAAGCCAAGCATGTTTAGCCCAACCAAGTCTTTACTGATTTGGGTAGCTTATGATAAGAGAGGAGATGCCAACGAGATGTACATGGAATATATAGAAGAAATGGCAAGAAGTAGAGGGTGTGATAGGGTTGAACTTTGGACACCTTGGAGGGGACTAGCTCAGGCATTATCTCACAAGGATTATAAAACGAAATTATACATAGTAGAAAAGGAGTTATAATGAGTGGCGGCGGATCAACAACAATAGAAGATACAAAATCACAGAAGGCTTTAGCCTCTATTGCAGCACAAAGATTTAATCTTTATCAACAATACTATGTACCCTTTGAGAATCAGTACATGTCTGATGTTTTTTCAATGAAAAGCCCAACTGCTTTTGAGAATGTAGAAAGCTTTGTTACTTCTGTACAACAACCAGAATTTCAGGCTGCAAGAAGAAATATGCAGGAAAGAGCATTTGCAATGGGAGCAGACCCAACCAGTGGTCAGTACCAGGCAGCAGCAGCTCAAGCACAACAAGCACAGGCAGCTGGCATGGGAAGGGGAGGAGCTGAGGCTCTATCAGGTCAGGTCGACAGATACTACCAAGGAATGGAAAACATAATAGCCATGGGTCAAGGACAGGCTGGTCAGGCTATGTCTGGTCTTGGTGATGTTGCAAATATTGCACAGAAGAGGGGAAGGGCGGTAGCCCAGGAATCAATGGGAGACTATACATCAGCTCTTGGTGCCGCGGGCACAGCAGCTGGTCTTGGTTATGGCTACTACTCAGGAAGATCACCTGGTAAAAATAAAGGAATCGGATAATAATGGCATTTATCAGTCAAAATGATGGGTATGATGATCCCTACAACCTTAATGACGGTAGCTTATATGTAAATCCATATAGAACAGGTGATCAATCTGCACAAGACACATTAGCAAACTTATATGAGTCAGAGTTTCAAGATTACTTGAATAGGTTCTTTCCTGTAGAGCAGGACCTAATAGCCCAAATGACAACGGGATTTGAACAACTACAACAAGAAGAGATAGGAAGAGCTCAATCAGCGGTTGCAAGACAATATGCCAATACCAGGGGTCAGGAAACAAGAAGAAGAGCTGGCTTTGGGTTGACTAGAGGACTAACACCAGAAGCAGATTATCAAAGATCGGAAACATCTTCGTTGGTTGCGGCAAGAAACTTTGCAAGAATGAGATCAGAAGAAAGAAGAAGCCAGATAATGTCTGGAGGTCTAGGAAGTGCAATGACACAAAGGAGTGCGTTAAGTGGCTAAAGGATTAATAGGAATAGGAAGAGAACAAAAGAGGCAGGCGTTGGCGGGTCTTACAAGATCTGCTGAGTTAGAAGCACAACAAGATATAGCAAATATGCAGCTTAAGGCACAAAAAACCGCAGCCCAAATGAATGTTGCTGGAACCGCTGGAGGTATTACAGCGGCATCTTTATTGGCAAAGCGTGCTGCATCAAAGGGAATAGAAACAGCTTTGGCTCAAAGAATAGCACAACGACAGGTAGCGGCAGGAGTTGCACAAACTGGAGCTGCTGTAACACAGGCATCTCAGGCAGCCATTGCAGCAGAAACAACTGCGGCAGCGGGCGTGGCGGCGGCAGGCGGAGGTGCAGGTTCTGCATTACTAGCAGCAGCACCATGGGCAGCATTAATTATAGGTGGAGGGTATCTTCTTAAGAAGTTATTTGATTAAAAATGGCAAATGAATTTGGAACAGGTTTCAGTCAGGGATTAAACTATTATACAAAGTTTGCAGAAATGCAGCAGAATAAACTCCTGGACGAGGAAAGATTAAAAACAGAAAAGCTTAGACAAGAAAGCTATCAGTTTGAATTGGAAGAAAAAAAATCTACTCAAGATGTAAGAATGGAAGGCATTAAATCTGAAACAGATTTCAGAACCGCAAGAGCAGAAAAAACAAGGGTTGAAACAGATGAATTTATTGCACAAGCAAAGAACAGAAAAGAAAATGCAGAATTGCTTCTTGAAACAAACAAAAAGAATTTAGAGATTGCAGACTATGAACTAACAGCAGAGGCAATAAAAACGGATGATGTTGTAAGGGGTAGAGCCTTCGAAAGCCTAATGAATGCATATGCAATTGCTGGAGATGCATCAATAGATATTGACGTAAGGGCAAGTAATGTTGAGGAGGCGTTAACACAAGTAAGACCATACATTGACTGGACAAAATACTTAGATGATAGTTACTGGCAGGGCTGGGAAAAAATTACCCCACAACTTGAGTCTGGTGACTTTGAGGGCATAGCAAGAGATCATTCAGATGTTCTTTCCGTTATATACAAGGATAGTCTA